AACACAAGATCAATAATATTAAATAAAGATAATCATAGATTTGAAGCATTTATGAATGGAGATTTCACACAAGAAAATAACTATTCATCTTTAAATGAAGAAAGAAAAGTTTATGGTTCTAAAATAAGTTTAGAGGTTCTTGGAAAATTAATTGGTTCTGATGTAAACCAAGATAGACCAAAAATTGTTATAAGAGAAAATGCAGTTGAGTTTAAATTTCCAAGAGAAAGTGTAGTATTTGGCGATCAAATTCAAGGATTAGATATAAATAAAAATAAACGTAAATTAGTAGAATAGTGCTTTTACAATATAATATTACTATTTATTTATGATTATAATAAAATACAGGGAGTGATTAACAATGTCAGTATCAAAATTTAAGTTTGTATCACCTGGCGTTTTCGTAAAAGAATTCGACAATTCACAAATTACTGCTGGTGCCGTAGGCGTAGGTCCAACCATAATTGGCCGTCTTGAAAGAGGACCAGCAATGCGACCAGTTCGCTTAGGCTCAATGTCAGACTTTGTTGAAATATTCGGTAACCCAGTAGCTGGTAGAATTTCAAATGATTGTTGGAGAGATGGCAATTATGCTGCTCCAACTTATGCTGCTTACGCAATACAAGCTTGGTTAAGAAATACTCCATCTGTAAACGTTATAAGACTTCTTGGAACCGAGCATGCAAATGCTGTAGATGATACTGGTAAAGCAGGTTGGAAAGTAAACAATCCAAGTACTTCTGGTAATTCTGGTGGTGCTTATGGTTTATTCCTTGTTAATTCTGGTTCAACAAATCTTACTGGTACATTAGCAGCAGTATGGTATTTAACAACTGGTTCTATTGCACTTACTGGTACTCTAGCAGCAGGCACTGAAACTTTCCAAGGTTCGAATACATTATTCAAGAGTGATGGGGAAAACTCAGAATTTAAAGTTGTGCTACTTGACGGTAGTGGTAATCAAGCTTTAAAAACTTCATTTAATTTTAACAAAGACAGTAACAAATATATTCGTGACGTTTTTAACACAAACGCTTCTTTAACTAACTCAACTATTACAAGAACAAGTAATCTTAAAAATTATTGGTTAGGTGAAACATTTGATAGATCAGCAGCAGAATATGTTACAAATACAACTGCTGGTACAGTATATGGTTTTGTAGCACCATTAGCAGCTAATACTGATTCATCTTCAAAAGCTCATGGCGGTTATTTTAGAACTGGAATGAAGAAATCTAAAACAGGTTGGTTCTTTAGCCAAGATTTAGGATTTGATACTTCCTCCTATTCTCCAACCAATATGACAAAACTTTTCAGATTTATTACTGTTGATTCTGGCGAATGGGAATCAAAGAATCTTAAGATTGCAATTTCAGACATAAAAGGTCCAAGAACCAATTATGAACAGTATGGTACTTTCTCTGTAGAAATTAGAAGAGCAAATGATACCGATTTGAATCCACAAATAATTGAAAGATTTACAAACCTAAATCTAAACCCAGCTTCTGAAAACTATATTGCAAGAAAGATAGGTGATAGATTTATTGAATGGAGCGATACTGAAAAGAGATACAGAGAGTTTGGTAACTATCCAAATCTTTCAAGATACGTTTATGTAGAAATGAATCAAGAAGTGGACAATGCTTTAACTGATCCAAAACTACTTCCATTTGGTTTCTATGGCCCTGTAAGATTCAAACAACTTCAAGTTCTTGGAACTGGCTCTACTGCTACTCCATCAAACACTTTCGTTGTAGCTTCTGGTTTACAAAATCAAGCTGGTGCATCTAAATTCTTAAAAATTACAGGAAGCATAACAAATACATTTGATGCAAAATTCCTATTCCCATCACCAGCTTTAAGAGTATCTGCTTCAGCAGAGAAACTTAATGATTATACAAAAGCTTATTTTGGTTATGATGTAACATTGAAAGCTACAAAAACTGAGGTTGATAACTCATATATTGATTATGTAAGAATGGCTCCAAGTTTCTACACTAATGATCCAGACTCTACAAATATTGAAAGCAATAGAGAATTCTCTTTCTACTTTACATTAGATGATATATCTGGCTCTTCTACTGATGGTGCAGTATATACTTCTGGAAGCAGAGTTGCTGGTACTTCAATAACTGCAAATGGTTATGTAAGTCTATTAACTACATTAACTTCTTCTGCTGGTTATGAAGCAGTTTTGAATGCTGGTTTTAATAAGTTTGTTGCTCCATTAGTTGGAGGTTTTGATGGTCTTGATATAACAGAAACTGACGCATTTAGAAACTCACAATTCAACGGCACAGAAACTGAACTTAATAGTTATGAACTTTACACTCTTCGTAGAGCAGTTGATACAGTAGCAGACCCAGAATTGATAGTTACAGATATAATTGCAATGCCAGGAGTTACAAACACAAACGTAACTACTCACATGGTTACAACAGCAGAGAATCGTGCTGACTGTATGGCTATTATTGATCTACCAAGTTATAAACCAGATTCTGAAGGACAAGTAACAACTTCTGATAGATTAGGCGCAACAGTTGATTCTGTAGTAAATACTCTAAAAGCTAGAAGCTTCAATTCAAGTTATGGTGCAACCTATTATCCTTGGGTACAAATCAGAGACACTATAAGTAATCAAAACGTATGGGTTCCACCATCAGTTGTTGCTCTAGGTGCTCTTTCTTATGGTCAAGCATCACAAGAACTTTGGTTTGCTCCAGCAGGATTTACCAGAGGTGGTTTAAGTGAAGGTCGTGGTGGCGTTCCAGTATTAGCTGTAGCACAAAGACTTAACTCAAGAGAACGTGATTTACTTTATGAAGCTAATATCAACCCAATTGCACAATTCCCAGCAGAAGGAATTGTAATCTTTGGTCAAAAGACTCTTCAAGTTACACCATCTGCACTTGATAGAATCAACGTTCGTAGATTAATGATTTACTTGAAGAGAGAGATTTCAACAATCGCTTCAACACTTCTATTTGATCAAAACGTTTCTTCTACATGGGCAAGATTTAAGTCACAAGTAGAGCCATTCCTAGAGAGCGTCCAATCTAGACTTGGTATTACCGAATACAGATTGATTCTTGATAGCACAACAACAACCCCAGATCTTGTCGATAGAAATATTCTCTACGCAAAGATTTACTTAAGACCAGCTAGAGCAATTGAATTTATTGCAATTGACTTTAATATTTCAAGTTCTGGTGCAGCATTTGCAGACTAATACTAATTACAATATATTAGGGAGAAATAAGTAATGGCAACATTTTGGAGTTCAGCACAAGTAGAACCAAAAAGAAAGTTTAAATTTTTAGTACAATTCAATCCAAGAAGTGGAGACTTTGATGTTCCTTCATTTGTTGTTAAGAAAATTGATAAACCTGGATTTACAATAACAGAAACTAAACATACCTTTTTAGGTCATAACTTTTTCTTTCCTGGCAAATTAGAATGGAAAGAAATAAGTATGTCTATTGTAGATCCTGCTGGAACTGGCATTAGTCAAAATGCTGGTATAGATATTGTAGAGCAAATACCAGATATGACAAGAAATCTAACACAAATACTTAGTGCTTTTGGTTACCAAAACCCAGCAAAAGTTGCACAAGCTTTAAATAATGGTGGTGATGTTGGTACTGGAACTGCTGGTACAGGTATCAAATCTTTTTCAAAAGCTGGCGCAGTTGCTACAACAGGTAACGTAAATATTCTACAAATTGATGATGACGGTAATGTTGTTGAAAAATGGTCTTTAAGAAATGCTTGGATCAAAGACATTCAATTTGGTGCAAACGATTACAGCTCAGATGATGCACAAGAAGTAACAGTTAAACTTAGATACGATTGGGCAGAATTCTACTCTGTTGGTGCAGATGGAGCAGAAACTCCTTCTACCTACGTTAATCGATAAAATAATTATTTATTAGACTAAATACTAGTATGGCACTTAAAACAAATAAGAACTACTTTTGGTCTAATTCATTTGTCGATCCTAAAAGAAAATCTAGATTTTTTGTAGAGTTTGGTGGGCAATTTGATGAATTAACTAAAGGAAAATATCCTTGGACAGTTAAATCAATTAATCGTCCAAAGTTTCAAGTTGGTTATGATACAGACTCTTATGCAAATCAATTCACAGGTGATATAGGTGTAGCCCTTCCAACATCATGGACTTGGCAGGAAATAACTGTAAAATTTGTAAATCCTTATAGTAACACCTTAGCTCCAGAAGTAGGTCAAGACTTGGATGATATTCTAACTAGATATACTAGTGCAAGAATGTTATATTCAAGATCACCTTCGGTTGATGGGGATCCTAGCTCTAATAAAGGATTTTATGAGGATCAAGTAGCAGATCCAGTATCTGAATCTTTTCTAGGATCTAGAATAAAAATTTATGATCTTTCTATGGGATATGAGACAAGACAAATAGCTTCAAGACTTAATAAAAGTCCTCTTGCAGCAGAAGCTCCACCAAACTATAATTTAAATCGTGGAGAAATCTTTTTTGGTGGTATGTATGCAAATGGATATTGGGTTTTACAACATCCTTGGATTACTAAAGTTGA